AGATTTTAATGATATCTCATATACCCTGTTAACTACTCTAGCATTCTGAGCAGAGTCATCTATGTTTGTTATTGGATTAGCTCCAGCTAATGTTAAAGCTTTATTTACCAGCGAAGTCTTTGTAACAGCCATATCATCTCCTTATAAGGTAAAGGGGGCTTTCGCCCCCAAGACCATTATCTTTAAGTGTAGCGAACTATTGTCTTAATAGTCGCACTTGTTACTGTCCAGTTGAATAGATCTATGGTAATCGTACCCGTAGTTCCATCCGTGGTGTGAGGCATAATCGCACTAGCGTGACATTCTGCAATACCTAACCCAGAAGTCTGGTACATACCTCTTGGTATGCTTATGGTTGCAAAAGTCAAGTTAGAGCTTACTTCTGCTTCAAAGAATGCATCTGCATCCCCTTGATGTCCTATTCTTATGGTGTTAGTTGTCAATGAAGCTCCAGCCAAGAGAGTCACATCGATTGATGTAATCTTCTTGTTACTATCTATCACAGCTATATCAATAGTATTGTGAGTAGATGTGCCTGTTAGCGTGAAGCTATCAATCCATATCTTCTCTACTGATTTGATATAACCATCGGAGATAACATTATCCCCACTACCACCTGCGTTAAACTTTGTTACATTAGCTGCGTCAAAAGCTGTTGCTGCCATATTCGTACCGCTCCTTCCCGCCTATAGCGGAATAAAATTACCCTAACAACTATACCCTTTAGGCGTTGCCAGAGACAACTCTTGCTTCTTCAAGCCTAACTGCACCGACATTAAGCTCGTAGTATATCTGCCAAGAGTAACTTAAATCAGTTCTCTCATCAGTTCTTACAAGAGGTTGAGACGCTAGAGCTGCACAGATACCATATCTGTTGTAAGCAATGCAAGAGTAGTTAGCTGCTGTTGCATTACCACCAGAAATCTTAGCAATTCTAGTAGACTTAATCCATTCAAAGCCCATAAAGGTATTAATATCACCCTTTACTAAAGCTTTAACTGAATTATAATCAGCAGAAGTCATCTGCTCCTGTTCAAGCATTTGAGCTAAGACAGTAGGTGTAACAACCATAACTCTATCTTCTTCTTCTACATCAGCATCATCAAAAGCTAATTTGATATCTGTGATGTTTGAGAGCCAAAGAGAGCCAGCAGTCGTGGCTACTACGTTACTGTGTGTTACTGAACTTGAACCTGTCTCACCATAGTTAGCTGTGCCAACTGCGGCTGCAAGAATCCTATCATCAATCGTACGACCCAAAGCACCAGCTGCTGCGATGTTGTAAGCACTTCTAGGGTCAGAGATAGTACGGATTTCATCACCTCTGTCTAAAAGCCTTGCATCGTGGAAGTCAAGCATAGTACCCATTCTACGAGAAAGGTTCGGATCGTTGTTCGGTGTTGCTACATTACGACCACCCTTTGCTGACATATTCCATTGTCCTATTCTGTCTTGGAAGAATGTCTTACCAGTTACATTCGGCTTGATATATACAGTATTAATCAACTTACTGTACTTCTGTTGAGCCAACTGCATAATGTTGCGACTGTAAGCTTGTGCGAAAATCTCATTCTGTGAGTCTGCCATCACTACTCCTCTTTAAGGTTAATCTCTTTGCTTCACCTTTGCTAAAGGTTGATTATCCTCTTTCAAGGGTCGCACTTAAGCGTACAGCATTGTCGGGGTATTTCAACTTGTCCGACCAGTCATTAAGGCTGAGTAAGGGGTATTGTAACTTGTCCTTGCTTAACCTTTGCTATCTGCGCATATAAGTTATTGACATAAGCTACCATCTTTTGATGTTCTTCTTCTGGTGCTGCCTCATTGTTGTAAGAGTTGTTTGGATCAGCTAGTATAGCATCTATCTCCGCCTGTGCTTGGTCTGGAGTCTGGCTGTGCCTACTATACTTAAAGTCGCTAATCTTATTCTCTGCAAACTCTCCACCTATTTTAGTTAAAAACCTGATGCCTCTAGCATCTTTAGATAAGAGAGCCGTTATATAATCATTGTCATCTTTGTCGGCTGCAAACTTATTAATAACCATCTGTCCGAGTTGGATATTACTTTGGTAAGCATCACCATACTCTTGAATCAGAGAGTTCTTAATACCATTGAGTTCACCCTCTCTTGCTCTCAAAGCACCTTGATATGTGTCAATACTCTTCTGAGTATAAACACCCCACAAACCGCTTGCTTGAGCTGGAGTGAGATTGAGCTTATGTACTATCTCCGAGAACTGCCCTCTGTCAAAAGACATCCCTTGAAGGTCTGCTGGTATCTCTACATCCGGAAGATTATATCCTTCCGCAACTGCTGGAACTCCCATTGCTTCATTGTATCTTGTCCAGCCTTCTATATCATCAGGTCCTTTAGGAACTGGAATCTTCTCATGACCTAAAAGCTTTGAAAGGTTTAAGTAACTTTCCGACAGCTTGTTAAAGCCTGCCTTTGTATCTTCAAACTTCTGCATACTCGGACTATTAGCCATATCACCTTCTAAGTCCTGTTTCCATCCTTCAACTCTTGCTGGTGGTAGTGGTGCTACTGGTGCTAGCGTTGGTGGTGTGTCCAATGGTGAAACTGGGTTAATAACTTCACCATTTGGATTCTGTGGTTCTCCGCCTACTGGTGCTACTGGCGGTGTTGTTCCACCACCCCCGCTTGGTTCTACAGGCGGTACATCATAACATCTCACGAACTGTGTTATCGGGTTTAAGTTGTCCTTAAAAGGGCTTAAATTATCCATTTCTATCTCCTTGTTTTGCCAAAGCAACTATTTGCTCGGGTGTTAATCGCATCAAAGTTTTAAGTGTTGCGAGCACTTCACGCTTACCAGCGTTGACTAACATTCTATCTTTATCTACTGGGTCTAAAATACTTTCATACCACATACAAGCTTCCTCTAAGAACTTCATCACCTCTTTACCTTGAGGAGTATCAAGCGAAGACTGTAGATTACTCTGCAATGCTTTCACAAATCTTATATCTGTTAAATCGTTACCTTTTCTCATTTCAACTTTTTCTCCATATCTTCTATTGCTTGATTGTAGCCTTTTTCTGCTTGATTATAACCATAGCAAACTTCCTTAACTACTCCACAATCATCTAATTCCTTTTTCTTTGGTAACAATTTAATTATATCTTCTTTTAATATATCTATAGTTTTATCAGTTAAACCATAATCACATAAATATACTGCATACCACGATTTTATAATCTCTTCTAGCGTCATTTCCCGACCTGTGCTGTTTCAGCCATTGCTTTATCGCCTTCTGCCGCTGTCTTACCAGTTTGAGCCATTGAGTTAGCCGCCATCAATTTAGCCTCTTCCATCTGTTGTTGTGCTCTGCCTTCTCTGATAGCTTGAATCTCTTTATCATCTCTTAGAACTCTTACCGGAGCACCGACAATATCCCAGACCTCGTCTCTTGCTTTATCTGGGTCAATGCCATCAAGAACATCCGGAGCATACTGTGCCATCTGTCCAGTTATATCTAATGCCGTAACTAGAGATGTAAGCTGACTTCTCTTCTGAGACTGAGCCAACTGCGAAACATAATCTATCTCATATCTAGGGTCTTGCAACAAAGCGTCAGGCGGTGGCGGAAGTTTGCCTCTTCTGTACAAAATTCCGATAGTTCGGATTACAATTGGGTTTAGGACTTCTCCCGTGTACCGCCCAACAGCAGGCCCTAGCATTGTCATCTTCTCATTTATTCTCTCTTGTATCTCTGGGTTGTTCATCTGCTTAGTGATATTATTGAATGCTAAGAATACATCGTGGAACATTAAGCTCTTAACCTTTTGAGAGTAATACTCAATAGCTTGAAGACCAGCGTTAGGGTCACCATAGTTAGCGAATGGGAATATGTCCTTGCCACTCTCCATATTATTCTTATTGTAGTAATTGATTGCTCTTGGGTTAGCATTGAAAGGCATAATGAATGCGTTGTTAGGTATTGCAATAGGTGGATCAGTTGCTTTCATCATAGACCTGAGGTTAGTCTTAGAGATTGCATTGAGCAACCTAGCGAATGGTAAAGCTTTCATTGCCGGACTAAATCCCCACTGAATGAATGGTCTCTTATCAAATCTATGAGCCATAGCTGGGAACTCATTGTATCCACCTTCATTTATTATCTTACGACCTTCAACATCAACCCAGACTGCTTCGATTGGCATATTCTCGCTGTCGCTCTTTGTGACATCCCGATAGTTTCTCTTGCCAATAAACAATAAAAACTTATGCTTCTTATTTCCTCTACCTTTTAACTCATCACGCATAGGTTGAGTCAAAGCTTTCTCTCCCCACTTGCTAGCTGCCTGATAAGCGGTATATTCAAACTCTATGTAATACTCTGCTATCCTTCCTTGAGCATCTTCAACTAAAACACATTGCTTTAGAGGGATAGATATAAACCTTGCATCAGTCTCTAAGTCCTCTTCTTCTAAAAGAACCGAAGTACCATAAACTCCCGAAGCCTTGTAACTCGGGAACATCATTTGATAGAAGTTAGACTTGTTAAGAGTGTGGAATACTTCTCTCTCAACTGTCTCTAGGTAATCAGATATTTCCTTATCTTCTGATAGGATTGGGTTCTTTGCTCTCAGCTTAAACCATTTAGAACTAGGCGGAGTTAAGTAATTCATAAAGCCAGACGCTAAGACATCAGCGGTCTCCAATGTAGTAGAATCAAATAAGTAGTTAGTGTTTAACTCTGAACCAGCGGAATAAGCCGCATTAAGGTCTGGAGACTCAACATAAAAGTAATCGTGGAGTGACTGCCAGTAACCCATAAAGTTGCTTCTTAAACCTACAAGCTCTTTATGTTTACCTATTAAATCATCAGCCCTTGAGCTGTTCATTCCTTTGACCTTCTGATCACCTTTATAATTTAATGTCTTAGCTGGCATATTCTATCTCCCTCTTCTCCCTCTTCCGCCACCTCTTGGCTTTGGATCTCCCTTACTCCCGACTCTAGGCTTTGATTTTCCACAATCACCCTTTCTTGCT